TGGTTATTTTGGATGAGATTGATGGTGCTTCTGACCAGTTCAACAAGGCATTGAGGGCTACGATTGAAAAATTCGCCCACACCGCTCGGTTCGTTGCTACTTGTAACTATATTAACAAAGTCCCCGAGCCCGTCCAATCTCGTTTTAACTGCATCTCTTTCGATTTTATTTCTATCGAAGAGGAAAAGGAAGTGATGGTAGAGTTTATTAAAAGAACGTGGTCTATTCTAAAGGCGGCTGAAATTAAAATAGAAAAAGAGGCGGTGATTGAATTTGTTAAAAGGAACTTCCCCGATATGCGAACCATCCTTAATAAAGTTCAGAGTTTTGTAATTCAAGGCGTGACCGAAATTAAGGTGGAAGATATTAAAAAACTAAACTATTCATTTGCCGACATTTTTCAGAAGGTGTGTGGGGATAAAATCGACCCGACCGAAACCTATCAATTTCTAATGGTGAATTATGGCTCTAAGGTAGATGATGTATTGGCGGCTCTAGGCTCAGAGTTGCCCGAATATATTAGGGAAAACCATCCGAAATTTATCGCCAAAATTCCTCAAATTGTCATTAAGGCTGCTCATTATCAGTCACAGAGGACTCAAGTGATTGACCCAGCAATTTCTATGTTGGCTGCGGTGTATGAATGTCAAATGATTTTGTCTAATTAAAAAAGCTCATGAAGAAGTTTAATTTATTCGGGGAGGAAATCATAAGTAATGAGAGGTCTCCAAACGACCAAAAATATACGATGAAGATAGATGCCCCTATCTACGAACCCAAAAACGAACAACCCGATATATTTGATTTGTATCAAGATGATAAAACCAAAGCCTTAATTTATGATATAAATCAGTCCAATGTCACCCCCTCCGAAAAAAAATTCCTACTCAAAGCGGCACAAAGACACACTGTGTTTCATTACGAGAAAATAGCGGACTACTATGCTCACGCCACGCCCGAAATGCAAAGCTTGATGGAAAAAAGTGCCTTAGTCATTATTGATTTTAATGAGGCTATAGAATTGGGTTATGTAAAATTGTGTGAAGATATCAAAAAACAATACTTGGAAGATTATGAAGATTGACCATTCGGAAAATAAGGACTTTGCTGTTTTTATCCTTACGCACGGCAGACCCGATAATGTTTGGACTAAAAAAACTCTTGATAAGTGTGGGTATAAGGGCTTGTTGTATTTCGTCTTAGATGATGAAGACAAAACACTACCTCAGTATCAAAAAAATTTCGGGAAAGAAAATATCATTGTTTTTAACAAAAAGGAAATGGCAGACTCCGTGGATGAGGGTAATAATTTTGATGAGAGGAGAACCATAACCCACGCCCGAAATGCTTGTTTTAAAATCGCCGAAAAATTAGGCATAACTTATTTTCTACAACTAGATGATGATTACTATGAATTTATTTATAAATTCCTAGGGATTAAGGGGGCGAAAATGCCTAAAGATATTGACAAACTGTTTGACACGGTTATTTCTTTCTATAAAAAAACAAATTGCCTAAGCATAGCTTTCGCCCAAACGGGCGACTTCATTGGCGGGATAGATAACGGTAAGGGTACTTATCGATTCAGTAAGCGGAAGTGTATGAATAGCTTTTTTTGTAGTACGGAAAGACCTTTCCAATTTATCGGGGCAATGAATGAAGATGTGAACACGTACACTACTTTAGCCCATAGGGGCGAGTTATTCTTGACGATACCCGTATTTGCCATCAATCAAAAAGATAGCCAAACCCAAAAGGGTGGGATTACGGATATGTATTTAAAATATGGGACATATTGCAAAGCCTTCACAACAACTATGATGCACCCAAGTGGGGTTAAAGTTTCCATGATGCGAGCTAATAACCCAAGGTTACATCACTCCATTTCTTGGAATAATACCACCCCCATGATAATCAGCAAAAAATATCAAAAAACAAACTAATTTTTTATCAAACTTGCTAATAATTATTTATGAAAGACAAAATTTTGAAATGGGCACAAGATAGGGATTTACTAAAGCCCGAAAATAAACAGAAACAATTCATCAAGCTAATTGAAGAAGTGGGTGAGTTGGCACAAGGAATCGCCAAGAATGACCTCGAGCAGATTGTGGATAGTATTGGGGATGTCCAAGTGGTTTTGATTATATTATCTGCCCTATACGAGTTGGATAGTGAGGAGTGTTTACAAAAAGCCTACGAGGTGATTAAAAATAGAACTGGGCAGACTATAGACGGAATATTTATCAAAAACGAATAAATAATACAATATGAATCTGATATTTGACGGGCATCACTTTTTTTACAAAACCCTTTTTGCGTTTGGGGGGCAATCTAAATCCAAAAAGTTGCTCCAATCTAAAAAGGAACAAGAAATGTTTGTTCGCAAAGTGGCAACCGATGTTTCTCATGCCATTAGACATTTCGAACACCCCGATAAAGTAGTATTTACCTTAGATTCTCGGAGTTGGCGCAAAGAAATTCCGATGGGTTCGGGTGAAGTGGAATACAAAGGTGACCGTGTTAGGGATGAGGGGGTGCATTGGGATAACTTTTATCATTCTATTGAGGAGTTTGCTCAAATCATTCAAGAAAAAGGCTTCATTGTTTCTAAAGAAAAGGGGGCGGAGTGTGATGACTTGCTGTATCTTTGGTCAGAGCAATTTCTTCAAGATGGGGAAGATAGTGTTATCATCACGGGAGATGGGGATATGAAACAATGTGCCCAATACAACCATAAAAATTTTGTCGTGGTGTTTAACCCGAACTCCAAATCCAAAAAGTTAATCACACCTCAAGGATTTGGAGAATGGATTGCTTCCGCATCCTCTCACTTCGACCTTTTTGATGCCAATACTTTTATCAACACGAACAAAGATATCATCGTAAGTTTAATGTCCAAGATAGAGGTGGAGGAATTGAACACCCATAAATTTTTATTGGAAAAAATTATTTTGGGCGATGGTGGGGATTCGATACCCTCTATTTGGACTTGGAAAAAGGGCGAAAAAAAATATAGAGTGACCCAATCTAAAGCGGAAATGATATACGCCGACCTACCCTTGGGGATGCCGATTGGGGATTTACCTCTTTGTACGGGAACTATTGCCTTAGGTATTGAAAAATACTGCAAACAAACGGCGGACGTGCCCTTATTGGAGGAACACATCAAAAGAAATTTGCAATTGATATATTTGGATAAATCGGTCATTCCCGAAACCATACAACGGGATTTTCGAGCAACGTATCGAATTTTTGGAAGCCAACGTTTAAAAATAACTAAGTATGACCTCCAAACGTTATTGAGTGGTAGCAAATATTTATCCGAGCCCAAATCTTTTAGTTCGGATTTTTTCTCTAACTTTGAATAAAGACATCATATGGCAGATTTATTTGATTTTATCAATGACATGATTTCCAAACCCTCGGAATTCAAATCCGTAAGTCCTCACGAACGAGGGAAACATTTTTTTATGGTCAATCGCTTGTGTAGTATCCGCTACCCTATTCAAGCCGCATACATGAATCATTTAAAAATCAACCCATCGGAGGCGGTAACTTTTTGGCAATCCCTATTATCCTCTAAGTATAGCCAGACACCGAAATGGATGTATGTGAAAACCAAAAAGGAGAAAGACAAGAAAAAAGCCGTCCAACCCGTTGAGGATGCTATTATCCAAAAATGGTGTGAAGTGCATCAGTGGTCTCGTCGAGATTTTGATGATGCGGTTACTTTGCTCGGCGATAAGGTGTGGGATGAACTTGAAAATTTCAAATCCTTGATTGGGTAAAGATAAAGTGCGCCGTTTTAAAAAACACTTTATATTATGATAGAAACAATTATTATAACTGCTTGTTCAACTTTAGTTATGGTCGGATTGATAACTTCAATTGCGGTTGTATATTACAAATTGGGTAAACGGTTAACAAAGGAACATTTTAATAAGGAAGTTGAACACATTTATTCTCGTATAGATAATGTTTGTAGGGATATGTCTGAATCATCAAACGAACTTCGAAATGGTATATACCAAGAGTTGCATCACCGAGATGAAGACATCCACCATGTTAAAAAAATGATTGACTCTCGAGTTGATAAGACCAATGTTCGAATTGACAAGTTAATCAAAGCACTTGAAGAGAATGGAAACACTCTTAAAGTAACGGATATGAATATCTAATTTTCAAAAAAAATTCACGGCGCACCTAAAGCACACTCGTATGAGTGTGCTTTTTTCTTTTTGATATATAGATAAAAAGTCTATTCAGTGAGTTGTACTACTGTTCTAACAAATATTGGGGATTTTGCTAAAATCGTTCAGCAAAAACCCTACAAGTGGGTGACCAAAATGACGGGTTGGGAAGAAGACATCTCGGGCATAGGGGTGTTACGTCGAGAATTCCGATGGGGTATCACCAATCGAGTACGGGCTTCGTGGATGGACTTAACCGTGGAAAACCTAACGGCTATTTGTAATTTAGACCCGAATTTGGATTTGTATGTCGATTTTCGATACACGCTCATCGGGGGCGGACCGATAACCATTCATGACATCACCCTTTTATATGAACAGTCAGTGGATGCGGACGACCCGTACTATGGTTTCCGACCTATATTAACCGTTGCGGAAAAGGGTTCTATTACAAACCTATCCAAGCTTGAGAATTTTACGTTTCGACCATATCAAGTCAACCCAGCGGTTGTCCTATACAAAGATTTGAGCACCACCATTAACCGAATGTTTGGTCACGATGTGATGTATGCCCGTGCTGTGCCTATGGCTGTGGGGAAGGATGTGATTTTACACGAGTGGACATTGTATGATGTGGATGAGCCTTGTACAGTTAAAGTTATTGTTCCGAATAACGAGTTTCCCGACTCCAAAATTAATTTCAACCCCTTTGGGTTGGATTTTGAAGTGCCTTTTGAGGTACATATCGATAAAAATTATTTTGAGTCCATATGGGGTATTGGTATCGCTCCTCAGAAAAGAGATATTATTTACTTTCCCTTAACCAATCGTATCTATGAGATAGAAAGTTCGTACCTTTTTCGGGACTTTATGCAACAACCCGTATATTGGAAAGTTTCTCTGAAAAAATATGCACCCAAATCTAATCGTTACGAACCCCAAGAACTTCGGGGGCAGTTGGATACCATATCTTGGGATAGTATAGAGCGTTTCGGGGAAGAGGTTACCATGGAGGAAGAAAAAATCACCAAGCCCGAACAATACGACCCTAAAATAGGTAGTCGGAAATACGACCCAACTCGTTTGCGTATCAACGATGACTTGGTAATTGTGGATTCTCGGCTGATGAATTGGAGTAATATACTCTCGGAAAGCCAATATGATTTACGGTCTATTTTCAACCCAACCGATAACCCGATTGCCGTTCAGTATCGAGCAACTGTGGAGTTCTCGGAAGCCGACCAAAATGAATTGGGGGTTTGTGGTTGGTTTAAAGAGCTGAGTCCTAAATTAACGACCCCTAAAGATACCGTTAAGGGACAGTTGGTTTTGGGGACAGCGGGCACAACCACCACCCCTTTAAGTTTCACTATCACCCCTAATAGAAACTATCAACCCAACGCCCTACTGAAAATTACTCGCTTTAATGGTCTCTCTCTTTGGGGGGAATTTATCACCAAAACACCTATAGTGGGTGGATTCGTGATTACGATAGCGGTTCGCAACGAGGTGGTGCAATTTTTAAACACCTATTACCAAAATTGGGCTTCGGGTTCGGTAACGAGTGGATATATTGTGGAGGTTACGTACGAAACGGTAATGATGGACGGATACAACACCGAGGATAATTCGGGTTGGAAACTCTCTTTGTATGCGAGTCGTTATTTTCGTTACTTGAGCCAAACAGAGGATGTTGTTTTTATCCTACCGAACAATATTGTAGAAAATAATTGGTATGCTTATTATTTTAATATTAATAACTGTTTCCAACAAATTTCTTTAGATGTTTGGGTTCGTAAGTGGAATGAAACCTCCGCCACCCCCGAACTAACAACAGATTTGGAGAATATATACTCTAAAGCGGTACTCACTACTAATGTGAATCGTAGTGCCACGGGTGGGTATCAGTATAGATTGCCTGCGAGTAATATGGTGTATACTAATATTCGAGTTTTTTCCAAATCCGAAAACGACTTAAATAAACAAATCATAATTTTAAACCAAACTATTGTCCAAGATGCGCAGTATTCTATCATTATAGATAATGCAATTCAACGCCTCGAATTACCTTGGATTGGACAAACAAAATAATATTTTATGGCTAGAAAACCAAACCCCAAAAGGGTAGAAGTCCTAAACGAAAAGGACGATTTAGAAAAATTAATTAACGGTGATGATAATTTAGTCAGTTCTTTAAAATTAGCCGAGAGTATCCTACCCGAAAGACCCACGGTCGGGTTTCTGAACTATATGTCGGTGAAGGAGTTGGCGGACAACGAAGCCGAAAAAATTGTCGATTCCATTGCCGAGTTTTATTTAGATAGGGATATCATTGCCGAGGTCGCCTATATTCGAGAAAAAAATACGGTGGATAAGTTGACGGTATCGAGTTTGTTATTTCAAATGAAGACTGCCGAACACGCTATCATTAAATTATTAGAGGAGATAGATAATGGGGGTGTGCACCCAAGAGCCTTTGAGGTTTTATCTTCCCTCCAAAAAGCCAAAATGGATATTGTGAAGCACATGGCTCAATTTATGGTTATTATGGAAAATAACTATAAGTCCTTGAAAGAGGATTATCGTATCAAGAAAGCGGAAGGTCCTCAAGAATTAAAAAGCGGAGAGTATGAAGTGGAAGAAGCCGCTGGTAATCAAATTCGTGGAACTCGAAAATTGATTGAAACCCTTCGTCAAGCCATTCCCGAACATAAAGCAGAGGGGTCAATTAAAAAAGATATAGATAATGTCGAATAGAGGTAAAGTTTGGTCTTCCAAAAAAATACAAGAAGAAATCAATAAAATAGAACAAGGTCTGACGGCTGATTATGCCCCCTTTTGGGATGGTAAAATAGAGTACCGTGCGCCTGATATTGTTTTTGATTATACAGAAAGTGAACTACAAGAATTGGCTAAGTGTGCCGATGATGTAGCTTATTTTGGGGAGAATTATTGCTATTCCATGACGGATGAGGGTATTTCTCGAATTAAGCTTCGAGGTTATCAGAAAAAAATGTTACGGGATTTCCAAGACAACCGCTTCAACGTAATGGTCGCAAGTAGACAAATTGGAAAATGTTCTTCGTATTCTACTAAAATAAAAATAATGATTAAAAACCAAAATATCATGGAAATATCATTAGGCAATCTTTACTTTATGTTACTCCAAAAGGAACGAAAATTATCCCCATTTGAAAAATTAAAGTGGGGGCTTTGGAAATTTTATGACTGGCTAGGGTGATTTGTCAAAAAGCAAGGTGATGTTTTAAATATATACTATAAAAAATGGTATACACATGAATTGTTTAATTTGCGAAACAGAAGTCAGAGGCGCTGGTGTCAAATACTGCTCACCCATTTGCAAAGAGAAAGGTCAAGAGTTAAAAAAACAAAAGGCATTAATCGAAAAATCAAAAAACCTTAAAGGCACTGAGGGTATTGATTACATTACTTGTAAATGGTGTGAATGTCGAGTAAAGAGAATATATGGGACACATATTAAAAAGCACCACAAAGACAAAAATATCAATGATTATCGTACTGAGTTCCCAAATGAAAATTTGACTTGTTTAACAGATAAAAAAAACACGTCTAAGAATTCGGGAATCCATATGAAAGATTATAGGTATCGAACTATGATGAGTGAAAAAGTCAAAGGAATCAATAACCCAAATCACAAATCAAAAACAACCGAAGAATATCGAAAAACATTATCACCATTTTCAAAAAGTTTTAAGGGGTATATAAATATCAAAGACAAAGAAAGGGCTGTTTCTGATTTTGCAAAAAAAGCATTATCCAATCGCTTAACGGAAACCAATCTCGAATATTGGAAAAATAAGTATGGGGATAATGAGACGGCAATATGTAAATATAGAGAAAGACAAAGAACATTTACACTTGCTAAATGTATTGAAAAGTACAAGAAGGATAAGGGTACAGAAGTTTGGAAAAAAAGAAATAAGGAATGGGGTTGTAAAATAAATGATATGTATAAAAACGGAGAATTTGTCAAGTTCTCGAAAAATAATCATTCAACTTTAGAATTAGAATTTATCGGAAAAATAGTAGATAATTTAAAATGCAACAATAAGTATTATAGTGCGTTAAACGGGGTACAATTTTTTAGATATTTCTCAAGCCAAAAAATAACACATTCCTATGACTTTGTTATTGGTAACAAAATAATAGAATTTAATGGTGATTACTGGCACTGTAACCCAAATATCTATCAACCAACATACACACATAAAGTAATAGGGCTATCAGCAAAAGATATATGGGAAGCTGATAACAATAAAAAAAAATTAATAGAACAAGAAGGTTTTTTGGTTATGGTGGTGTGGGAATCAGAGTACAAATCAAATCCAATAAAAACAATAGAAAAATGCATAAACTTCATATATGATAAAAAAGCTACTTAAAATAGCAATCCTAAAAGCCGTTCAATTAGTTGAATGGTTTGAGTATCGCCATTTACAATTAAACCCATCCGACCCAACTAAAAAAATTATCAATACTGTTGCTGTAAATACAGACATACAAGTAATGTCTGACACTACATGGGTTGGTGTTGGTGATATCCATATAACCCAACCATTCACGGAATGGATTGTGGAGACAGAATCTGGTAAAAAAATATGTGCTGCTGACCAACACATTCTCTTTACCGATACATTACAACAAGTTTTTATCGATGAATTAGAAATCGGTGATTATATCTACACAAAAGATGGTGCGGAGCGAGTAGTTAAAATAATAAAGAATAGTAATAAATACTCGATGTTTGATTTAACGGTCAACCACCCAAACCATCGATTTTACACAAACGATATTTTATCACACAATACTGTCACGAGTAGTATTTTTATTGCTTGGTATGTTTGTTTTCATTTTGACCGAAATGCCATGGTAGTGGCTAACAAATTAGCGACCACGACAGAAATCGTGGATAAAATTAAAACCGTTTTACAAAACTTGCCTTTCTTTATGAAACCAGGTATTGTAAATAGTGCGGTTACCTCAATGAAATTTGATAACGGTAATCGCTTATATTCCCAAGCCACCACTAAAACTGCCGCTATCGGTTTTACCATTCACTTGTTATATGCGGATGAGTTTGCCCATATCCACCCTAACTTTTTAGAGCCTTTTTATCGCTCTATTTATCCTACCCTATCTTCCTCCAAAATATCTCGAATGATTATTTCCTCCACCCCGAATGGAATGAACCTTTTTTATCACATTTATCAAGGGGCTTTAACTAAATCCAATGCCTATAACCCTATTCGAGTGGATTGGTGGGAGGTGCCAGGGAGAGATGAGGAGTGGAAAAAACGAGAAATTGCGAACTTGGGGAATGAAGAACTATTTAATCAAGAATACGGCAACCAATTCTTAGCCTCTTCTCGCTTACTTTTATCGAGCCAAACTTTGCAATTTTTAAACAGAATTAGTAAAAACTACACATGGGTAGAAATGGATGATTTTTTAGACTACCCCGATTTTTCCACCCATTTAACGTGGCATCCCGAATATACCCCCACGAGCCGAGCCGTGAAAAACGACCAAATTGTTTTTGTTTTAGATATTGGGGATGGTGTGGGTCGAGATTATTCCGTTATCAATATTTTTAAATTGGAGGTGCAATCTCAAGTGGGTATTCGGGCGGTGCGAGATTGGAATGATGAATCTAGTTTTTTCCGCTTGCGCCAAATAGGTATTTTTCACTCCAACAATACTTCGGTGGAAGAGGTGGCTAAGGTTTTAGAAATATTGGTGTTTCAAGTATTCCATCACGAAAACTGTTCGGTGGTTTTGGAAATCAATTTTAAAGGAAATATTATTGTTGAGAAGCTTTCCAAAAATAGAAACTATTTTCCCGAACTGTTTTTACACACCAAACATAGTATTTCAAATGACACCATGAAAATAGGGGTCAAACTACAAAAAGACAACAAAGAATCCTATTCTCGAGAACTGAGAAGTTTAATTCATCAAAAAAGAATCATTATTACCGAGAAAAAAACCGTGGATGAATTAACCGCCTTTGGGTTGAATGCCCAAGGGAGGTATGAATCCCAAACAGGTCACGATGATATTGCCATGACTTGTGTGGATTTAGTCCCCTTTTTCTCTTCGACCGATTTTCATGAAATGGTGGAAAATATATACGATAACATCAGCTATCAAGATAAGGGTGTGATTGCTCAAAAAATTAATAGCGACATCAACAATTCCGATGATATGATGA